AGTGATCCACAGCATTCTTCAAACTTGAATGCAAACGCTTACTACAGAAGAGTGTTAGTTTCTAACCTAATGTAAGCGAGACGCTTATATCTTTCAAGAGACTCCTTCGGGGGTCTCTTTTTTTGTGTCAAGGACTCCTAACAATAAATATGTTACAGGAGGCTAAGACAATGAAAATAGAATTCACATGGGACGAACCAACAGTTCCAGAATATAATCCAGACAAACATAATCCAGAGAGGGTCTTTGCCTTTCTGTGTTACCGTGGTGTTCATTATGCAAAGTGGGTAGTTCTAGATCCTTTCAAGATTAAGTCTTGGAAAATGACTTGGGACTAGGTATAAACTCGTAGGCATTTCTTTTTGTTAACAAATATCGTACTAGGTATAATTATTTTCGTAAATAATAGTAGACTTCGCGAGGAATTAATGCACAATCTAGTAAGTAAAAATCAACTAAGCGGTTGGAGTGTAAGTGTCGATAACAACGGTAATTCAGAAATAGATAAGATCGACGATTACTTTGACTGCCTAATAGAGTGTACAGACTTACCAAATTCGTGTCGAAGAATATGCAAAGTCATGCTGGAGTAACCAAATGAACGAAAGTAAAAAGGGAGGTTAACACCTCTCTTTTTTTGTGCTAATATATAGATGTATGAAAATATCAGATATCAATGGTCTTGGTAGTTTTGGTATCTATATTGATGATGTAGACCTAAACAATATTACAGACGATGAGTGGTTAGAAATAGGACGACTACACCTTAAGACGTTAGTTACGATCATAAGAGGTGCTAGGATAAATCGTGCGACGTTTTTTAATTTGATGAAGAAGTGGGGTGATGACCGCCTTAACTGGGTTGCGTATCTATATGCTAAGTATCCATGGGCAGATAGAAATTTTGAAAACATACTGAACAGTGATGCTGTAGACCCGATAGACAAAGATATATGTAGAGAGTTTAATAATATAAGAGTTGGTACACATCCTCAGCAGTTCGGTAACATGCTGAATGTAACTGGAATGAAGAAGAATGGAAAGAGGATGGGAATATTTGCAGAGGGTGAATTACTATGGCACAGTAATGAAAGTGGTGATATATGTTTCACGCCAGGTATTGGATTACTAGGTGTCAAAGGTACAACTAGGAGTGCAACAGGTTTCATGACCACTACAGACTATTATGAGGGGGTCTCAGAGAGTTTTCGTAGTGAACTAGATGAAATGATATTGATTCATAACTTCACGCCAGGTAAAATAAATCCTGGTTTGAATGACATGCAGGACAATCTGATGTATAAGAATATGTGCCCCTTCCCAGATACTGAGATACCATTAGTCATTGAAAGTCCTGGCGGTATCAAAGGGTTGCACTATAGTTTCAATACTGTCACAGGTATTAAAGGTATGAGTGATAGTGATGCAGAGTTAGTCTTGTCAGAAATAAGAAAGGGATTAGAAGCATACACACATGATCATTGGTATAAAGAGGATGGTGACCTTTTACTATTTGACAACAGTATCGTACAACATAGAAGACTGGGTGCTATCAATGATAGACTATGTTACAGGTATGCATTTGACTATACAAACATTCAACCTAAACCTTATCGACCATACTCTCAAGAATCCTTTCACAGAGAATACCTAAATAAGACAGAGATAATATTATCATGTCACCTATAAAATGGTTTGCGGCTATATTAGGATTAGCAGTGGGAGTCACTCACATTGGTATGATCGGAATGGTTAGCAGACGGAACACTGATAAAAATCCAGTCACACTACCAGAGATAGGACCTTACAGTTCTTATGTCATGGATGTCAAAGAGGATGGATATCAAATTAGTTACAAAGCTAATGATCCTAAAACAATGTACATTACTAAGGACATTAAAACCAAAGCTGGTTTCTTAGGACTGTCAAGCAACACTCAAAAGATTGTTGAAGAGTATGTAATGGATGGTAAGACCAACCAAGGTGCTCCTGTATCAAACGCTAGGTCTTGGATTACTCCATACGAAGAGTTTACTAAAAGTAACCCAGAAGTATCCCAAAGAGCACTTGCCTGTATCAAAGCACAAGGAAGTGCAGAAGGAACTGGGAGACTGGTTGGGACTAGCGTTGGTGCTGCTGCTGCTCCTGCTGTTTCCTCTATTCCCTTTGTTGGTTGGGTTGCTGCTGGTTGGATAGCAATGTTCGGTGGAGAACAAGGTGCAGACATTGGTGGTAACATGGCGAAAGAAATGAACAAAAACTGTTAAGCAATGGCATACGACGGAACGTTAGTTAACCCTTCTAATAAAAATTTCCTATCACCAGTAGGATTTAAATTTGTAATTGGCAGAACACCAACTGTCGATTACTTTTGCCAGTCCGCTTCTATACCAGAAGTGAACATTGGTGTTAGAACTATTACTACACCTGTCAAAGACTATGATGTACCAGGTGATAAGATGACCTTTGGTGATCTTAACTTGAGGTTTTTGGTCAATGAAGACCTAGACAATTACTATGAAATCTTTAAATGGTTAAAAGGAATCACTAATCCTAAACACCAAAAAGATTTTTACGAATACATTACAGCAGTAGATGAGAAAGGTAGAACAGATAAGTTTGAAAAACAGATGAGTGATGCTAGACTGTTAATACTAAACAGCAACTACAACACTATATCCACAGTTAACTTCATGAACATATTTCCAACAAGTTTGACTACACTGGAGTTTGATTCGTCAGCAACTGACATCAACTACTTTACAGCAGAGGTCAACTTCAAGTATACTATGTACGAGATAACAGATAAGAACAATTTGAAAGTATGAATCTAGAAACCTTGAATGATATGTGGGAGAAAGATGCTCCCTTAGATGATGAAAAACTAGACACCGACTCGTTATCAATCCCCAAATTACATGCTAAATATTTAAGACTTTACAATAGTTTTGTCACCCTTAAGGATCAGGCAGAACTAGATGTGAAGCGAACTTACCGTGACAGGTGGGAATACTATACTGGGAAATCGGAATCTCCTTTTCCAATCAAACTGATCAAGACAGATGTACCAATCTATTTGGAAGCAGATCAGTTATATCAAAAATCTCTTCTTAAAGTAAAGTATTACCACCAGATGGTCGAGGCATTAAAGACTATACTATCGGCAATTAACAATCGTTCATTCCATATAAAGAATGCGGTTGAGTTTGCCAAGTTCCTTAAAGGATATGAAATCTAACGTAATCATTCAGAAAAAGAATGAGGTGTATCTGAAAGTTGACTGTGAACCTCATGTAGGGCACGAACTAGCAGACCAATTTACATTTGAAGTGCCTCAGGCAAAGTTCATGTCAGCCTATAAGAAGAGGTATTGGGATGGAAAAATCAAACTATTCAGTCCAGGTACAGGTGAGATATATGTTGGTCTTCTACCTTACATTACTTCATTCTGTAAAGAAAGAGGGTACGAGGTTATCCATAAAGACAATGAACACTATGGTCTTCCATCAGAGGTGGATGAATTCGTTACACCCGAAGGAATAGGAGACTGGATAAAGACTCTACGTTTACCACACAAAGTTAGAGACTATCAGTACAAAGGAATATACGAAGCGTTAAGAAACAAACGTAAATTACTTTTATCACCTACAGGTTCTGGTAAATCGCTAATGATATATGCTCTCGCACGTTTTTGGGAGTTAAAGAATTTAAAAACATTAATAGTAGTTCCTACTACATCTCTGGTAGAACAGATGTATGCGGACTTCAAAGAATACGGTTGGAACGCTGCAGAGCATTGCCATAGAGTACGTGGTGGTATCAACCCCGATTCTGACAAAGATGTGATAATAACCACATGGCAGTCAGTGTACAAATTACCTAAAGTTTATTTTGAACAGTTTGGTGCAATCATAGGAGACGAAGCACATCTATTCAAAGCAAAATCTTTATGCAGTATCATGAATAAACTCTACGATTGCAAATATCGCGTAGGTTTTACAGGTACTCTAGACGGTACAGAAACAAACCGCCTTGTTCTCGAAGGTGTATTTGGTAGTGTCAACAAGGTTATCAATACAGAAACACTTATAAGGCAAGGACATTTATCTGAGTTCCAGATTAAAGTTCTTATACTTAAGCATGGTAGAAGACCTTTTGATAGTTATCAAGAGGAGATGGATTACCTTGTTGAACATGAGAAGAGAAATAAATTTATACGCAACCTAGTTTGTGATTTGTCAGGAAATACACTCGTCCTGTTCAACTACGTTGAACGCCATGGCATGCCCCTTTTTGACTTGATAAATAATAAGGTAGGAGATAACCAACAGGTTTTTCTCGTTCACGGTGGTATCGATACCGAAGACCGTGAAGAAGCAAGACGCATTGCCGAAACTACAAATGACTCAATTATCGTGGCATCCTATGGGACTTTCAGCACTGGTATTAATATTAGGAATCTACATAATGTTGTCTTTGCATCGCCTAGTAAGAGCAAGATAAGAAACCTTCAAAGTATTGGACGTGTCCTTAGGAAGGGCGACCACAAAACTAAAGCTACTCTGTATGATATTGCTGATGATATCTCTAAGGGTCGTAAAAACAATTACACACTCAATCATTTGATAGAAAGAGTAAAAATATATAATGAAGAAAACTTTGATTATGAATTCATTGATGTCCCCATCAAGAAGTAAAATGGATAAACACGAAGAATTCTTAGCAGCAATTAAATTAGTATCTGGAGAAGAGTTACTCTCTATAGTCACTTCCGTGCGGGATGATAACGGTGACTATCTAATAGTTGACAATCCAATAGAAGTAGAAGAGATAGTATTGGCAGGTAATAAAGCGGGTGCTAAGGTACAACCTTGGATGAAGTTCTCTAAAGAGGAACAGTTCATAATACCTAAAGAACACATTATTACTATCGTAGAAGTTGACGCAGAGGTTCAAGTATTCTATGCTATGTCTTTAAGGAAATTAAATGGAGACCTTATACCAGAAGGTAAAGGAAGAATCTCTACTGTAGATGAAGCGAGAATCATTCTAGAGAACTCTTATAAGAAGGACCAGACCAATCCTTGAAAGAGCACACTCAGAGTCTACATACAATTTAACTCCTTGTCAAGCCCCTATTGACAATCGCTAACTTTTGCTATAAAATATAACTAACAAAGACCTCCAAGATGAAAAGAAAAAGGGTACAGAGTGAGCACTACGTTAACAATAAAGAGTTTCTAGAAGCACTTATAGTTTTTAAAGCACAGTGTGCAACAGCAGCAGAAGCAGGAGAGAAGCGTCCACCCATTAATAATTACATTGGTGGATGTTTCTTAAAGATTGCTACACACCTGTCATACAAACCAAACTTTGTCAACTACATGTTCCGTGAGGATATGATTTGCGATGGCATCGAGAACTGCGTACAATATATTCAAAACTTTAATCCAGATAAGAGTAAGAATCCCTTTGCTTACTTTACTCAGATTATATACTATGCATTTCTAAGAAGGATACAGAAAGAAAAACGTCAGTTAGAAATTAAGAATAAGATATTAGACAAGTCAGGATACGAGGTTGCTTTCCATACAGATGACAAAACTAGTTCTTCGGACTATAATACTATTAAGGAGAACGTTCAGATAAAAATTAAGTGACCTACCCTATAACTATTGTAGATAATTTTTTTGATAACCCTGATGACATAGTAGAAGTAGCAGAAAGTTTTAAATACTATTCTCCTGATACAGGGAACTGGCCAGGTACTAGAACGAAACAACTCCACGTTTTAAACCACCGTCTCTTTACATACTTTGGACAGAAGATTCATCTTCTATTCCATGACACTTGCCCAGAAGGGTGGACAATGCAATGTCACTTTCAGAACATCCGACCATTTGCTGAAGGCAATAAGAACCGTGGTTGGGTACATCAAGACATTGACACACACTTTGGTGGTGTAGTATACTTATCAAAGAACCCAGAACCTAATACAGGTACATCAATCTATAAAGCAAAGCATGGATATTCTAACCAATATCTAAGCGAATTGAAAATTAAAGAAAGACATTACTTAGGAGAAAACATACCAGATGAAGAATATGATGAGGCATTCAATGCTATGATGGAACAATTTACAGAGACAGTAACAGTAGAAAATGTTTACAACAGATTAGTTCTATTCAATAGTAAAACTTATCATGGAGTAAAAACATTTGGTAGTCAACCAAGACTAACTCTTAATTTTTTTGGTATGGGTATGACAGGTAAACTTCCTCCTATCATGAGGTCTAGATGAAGGTAGCAATAATAACAGACCAGCACTTTGGTGCAAGGAAATCTAGTCGTATATTTCATGACTTCTTTAATAAATTTTATCAGAATGTATTCTTTCCTACCCTAAAAAAACGTCGCATCGATACGGTATTAGACTTAGGAGATACTTATGACAATCGTAGAACCCTAGATTTGTGGGCAGCAAACTGGAGTAAGACAGAATACTTTGATAAGTTAAGAGACATGGGCATCACAGTTCATTCTCTTGTAGGTAATCACACAGCATATTTCAAAGACACTAATGAAGTTAACACTCTTACTGGTATTGTAGGAGAGTATAATAATCTCCACATCTACAACAAGGCAACGGAAGTAGAGATAGGTGGACTTCCTATACTATTTGTTCCTTGGATTAATCAGAATAACTCAGAAGAAACTTACTCTCTTATTGACAAAACAAAATGTCAAGTCGTAATGGGTCACTTGGAACTCAATGGTTTTGAAGCACATAAAGGTTATGTAATGGATCACGGTAACCCTACAGACCCATACAGAAGGTTTACAAAGGTATTCTCAGGTCATTTCCATCGTAAGAGTACTAGAGGAAATATATCATATCTTGGAAACCCTTATCAGATATACTGGAATGATTACAAAGACAGACGTGGATTCCATATCTTTGACACCGAGACTTTAGAACTAGAGTTCATACAAAATCCATATGAAATATATCAAAAGATATATTACCATGAAGAGCATATCAATTCTTCTATGTTCAAGTTCCATGAGTATAATAAGAAATTTATTAAGATTATTGTAGAGAAGAAAACTAAAGTAGATAAGTTTGAACGTTTTATCAACCAGTTATACGCTGCGGGTGTTCACGAAGTTAAAGTTATTGAAGACCCATCGTTTGAGCAAGACCTTAGTGAAGAGATAGATATAGAGAAGGAGGATACCTTAACAATACTGGAGAGGTACGTCGATGATATGGAACATTCCGATAAGTCTGCTCTGAAGGTTATATTGAAATCATTATATGTTGAGGCATTGGAGATAGTATGATGTACATTCTAGCAGTTGCTGGTAAAGAAACAGAGGGTGCATATGCTATAGAACAGAAAGATAAACAACGAATGGTTTACATGTTCCTTGACAAAGACGACGCAGTACGCTATGCTGGACTTCTGGAAGCCGATGACTTTCCAGATATGTCTGTAGTAGAAGTGAATGATCGAGAGATTATAGAAGCTTGTGTTACCCATGGGCATGAATATTATGTTGTCTCTCGTGATGATATAATAGTTCCTCCTAGAGAATAATTTTTGTCTAATGATTATTTTTAAGTCTATCCGTTGGAAGAATTTTCTTTCGACAGGTAATGCTTTCAGTGAAATACGACTTGATGCAAGTCCTGCTACTTTGATTGTTGGTGCTAATGGTGCTGGTAAATCCACATTCTTGGATGCCATGTGCTATGCATTGTTCAACAAACCTTTCCGTAAGATTACAATTTCACAATTGGTCAACGCTGTAAACGAAAAGGATTTACTTGTCGAGTTAGAATTTAGTATAGGTTCACGTGAATATATGGTACGCAGAGGGAGAAAACCCAATGTGTTTGAAATCTATCTCAATGGCACAAAAACCAAAGAGGAAGCATCCTCTGTGGAACAGCAAAAATATCTGGAACAAAGTATACTGGGGTTGAATTATAAATCATTTACTCAGGTGGTGGTCTTAGGGTCATCATGCTTCGTTCCATTTATGCAACTTACTCCTCCTAACCGTAGAGAAGTTATAGAAGACCTTCTGGACATTCGTATCTTCTCTACGATGAATGGTATATTAAAAGAGAAGTGTAAATTAATAAGAGAAAGTATTAGAGATGTAGAATATAGATTTGAACTAGCAAAAAATAAAGTTGAAATGCAACAATCTTTGATTGCAAACTTAAAAGAGCAATCTAATGCTAACAGTGCAAGACGTAAATCTGAAATAGAAAATCTTGAAACAGAGATAAAAGATATTACAATTATAGTAGATGGAGACCTTGAAAGGTCTAAATTATATGAGAAGTCTTTAGAAGAGTTTAGTTCTGTTGATACTGACTTGTCACAACTTCGTATCTATGAGAGTAGATTTAAAGACAAACAAAAAGCATTTAAGAAAGAGTACAAATTTTTTGAAACCAATGAACATTGTCCGACTTGCCAGCAAACAATCACAGCAGACCTTAGAGATAATAAGAAGTCTACAATTACTAAACAACTCACAGAAATCGACAAAGCAACAGTCGAACTCAAAGGAAAATTAGATTCTATTCTAGAGAGAGTCAATGAGAAATCCTCTATTACAAAGGGGTTGTCACATTGTCAACAAGCAATCTCAGAATCACAGAGAGAAATACAATATCGTAAACGTCAGATAAAAGATATAGAAAAGAAAATAGATGATGCTACTGGTAGTGGTAGTAGTCTAAAGAAAGAGAAAGACCAACTAAAACAGTTTGCAAAAGATGGTTTGGTTGTAGAGGAATCCCTACTTGACGAGAAGAAAGTGCGTGACAACTATAATACTGTCACAAACATGCTTAGAGATACAGGAATCAAGAGTACAATAATAAAGAAGTACCTTCCAATTATGAATCAACTCATAAATAGGTATCTCAAGGAACTAGATTTCTATGTGTCTTTTGAACTTGATGAGAATTTCTTAGAAACTATCAAGTCTAGATTCAGAGATGAGTTCTCATACGCATCCTTTTCTGAAGGAGAGAAGATGAGAATAGATTTGGCACTCTTGTTTACATGGAGAACTATTGCTAAGATGAAGAACAGTGCTAATACTAATCTTCTCATCTTAGATGAAATCTTTGATAGTAGTTTAGACACATCTGGTACTGATGACTTCCTCAAAATTTTACACACTGTTTCTGATAAAACAAATGTGTTTGTTATCTCTCATAAAACAGAATCCTTACAGGATAAATTTGCATCCACTCTAAGAGTTGAGAAGAAACAAAACTTCTCGGTAATTTCAAAAGAAGAGTAGTGTGACAATAATATTAGTGGCACACAACCCCCTAACAGGGGTTTTTTTATTGCTATAGTATGTACATACACAGGGAAATTTATGAACATCGTTAAAGAGTCACTCGCTAAACTACTTGCACAAGAAGACCTTATCATTGAGCATCGTTCAGTACCTACTGCTAGTTTTGATGTCAATAGAAGAGTCCTAACACTTCCAACATGGGCACATGACAGCAAGTATGTAACTGACCTACTCATAGCACATGAGGTTTCTCACGCACTCTATACACCTGATGATAATTCATGGATTGATGAAGTTAATATGTCATTCATGAATGTTATAGAAGATATCCGTGTTGAGAAACTTATCAAACGTAGATACCAAGGTCTTCCTAAAACTTTCTACAATGGTTATGAGATTTTACAAGCAGAAGATTTCTTTGAGATTGCAGACAAAGACTTAAATTCATTTAACCTTGCAGACAAACTAAATCTACATTTCAAAGTCGGCAACTATGTTGATGTTCCTTTCACTACAGAAGAATTATACTTCAAGGCGAAAGCAGACCTTCTAGAAACTTTTGAAGATACTATTGCATTAGCAAAAGAATTGCATGAATACTGCAAAAGTCAACTTGAGAAGAAAGAGTCTGTAGAACTAGAAGATGCCAAGGATGATTGGTATGATGAAGATGGCAACATGACAGAACCTTCTAATGAGAAAGGTGATACAGACGGTGAGCAGCAGGAGCAACAGCAAGACCCTTCAGATGAAGGTGTAGAAGAAGTTCTTGCAGAGACTCAGGATGCAGCACCAGAGGGTACAAATGCAGGACGTGGCAACGGTCCTGAGGATGCAACATCCGAACCTCAAGTAAAAACTGCACAAAGTCTTGAAGATAACATTCAAGGATTAGTCAAGAAACAAGATAGAGAAAACAACTATGTTGAGTTGACATCTAATCTACCATCCAGACATGTTGTAGATAACAAAGAAATTTCTGCATACATGGAAGAGTTCTATTCTAAAATTGAATCACTCAAAGATAAAAAAGATTTCCATGATGAGTATGATTTAGCAATTGCTAAGGGACAAATCAAAGAGCAGCAATTACAGGACACAGAGTATAGAAATTTCAAGGTAAGTAACAGCAAAGAAGTTAACTATCTTGTCAAAGAGTTTGAGTGTAAGAAAGCAGCAGATGGTTATGCACGTGCTACTACATCTAGAACTGGAGTTCTTGATACTGGTAAGTTACATCAGTACAAATACAATGAAGACCTTTTCAAAAAAGTTACTACAGTTCCTGATTCTAAAAGTCACGGTCTAATATTCAACATTGACTGGTCAGGTTCTATGCACCATCAAGTGTTAGCAACAATCAAACAGACTCTTACAATGGTATCATTCTGTCGTAAAGTTGGTATCAAGTATGATGTATATCTTTTCACAGATGCTTGGGCAAAAGACTCACACACCTATGAAGAAGATGCTTCACTAGAAGACAAAATCATCGTAAAGAATTTTAATATGATTAATGTTCTAACTAGCAGTTCTAATAACAGAACACATGAGAGACAGGCACTATTACTTTTCCGTCTAGCATCAGCATTCCATGCATACTATGGTTACGGTTCTGTTCCTCATTTATTGAACTTAGGTGGTACTCCACTTAATGAAGCAATGATTTCATTAAACTACATCATCCCTCAGTTCAAGAAAAAAACTGGTGTACAGAAAGTTCATGTTCTAACTCTAAGTGACGGTGAAGGTTCTCCTAGTGTTTCTTTCGGTAAGAGAGCAAAGAGATACAATTCTGATGATGAGTACAAAATCTATAGTTCAAGAATTGATAGCAATGTAGTCTTACGTGACCGTCAAACTGGTAAGATGTATTCATTCACTGACTGCTACTGGGGTAGTGGTATGACAGAGACTTTTGTTTACCAACTTCGTGACAGATTTCCTGAGTGTGAGTTCATGAACATCAGACTTATTACAGGTAATGACTGGGGTAGGTTCAAGTCATGTTGCTTAGGTACTAATGTATCTCGTGAAGAGATAATCAAAGCGGATGCAGTATGGAGAAAAACAAAATCATTCATCTGTTTATCATCCTTCTGGACAATCCAGTATGCACTACACACAAATGCACTTGATTCTAACGGTGAGTTTGAGGTTAAAGAAGATGCCACTAAAGCACAAATCAAGAAAGCATTCAGTAAGTCTCTTGGTAACAAGAAGATGAACAAGAAAATCTTATCTTCCTTCATTGAGCGTATCGCTTAGTGCCAATTAAATAAGTGGCACATCCATAGTACACAAGTCCTATGTTATGTGTCATTATAATACTATACACATCAATCCATTTACATCATGCCTTTTGAAAGAAAACTATCCGTAAACTTCGTAGACGAACTACGTCAAGAACACGGTAATGAGATTGACGCATCTCATATCAGAAAATTTGCAACAAGTCGTAACTGCGGTTATGCAACTGTTGCTCGTAAACTAAAACAGTTCCAAGTCAAACGTGGTTCTTGGAATCTAACTCTTCAAGAAGGTAGAGAGATACTTGAGAAAGCAGTCTCAGCACCCTCTGTAATCCCCTCAGTTCAACAGAACCTTATACCTGAGGTAGTTGATACCTTCGTTAAGTTTGGTAACTTCAATGATGTTAAAAAGATTATTCAGTCAGGTCTTTTCTATCCTTCATTCATCACAGGTCTATCTGGCAACGGTAAGACATTCTCTGTAGAGCAAGCATGTGCTCAAGCAAAGAGAGAACTCATCAGAGTCAACATCTCTATCGAGACAGATGAAGATGACCTTATCGGTGGTTTCAGACTTGTTGATGGCAACACAGTATGGCACAACGGTCCTGTAGTTGAAGCACTTGAGAGAGGTGCAGTTCTATTACTTGACGAGATTGACCTAGCATCTAACAAGATTCTATGTTTACAATCTATCCTAGAAGGTAAAGGTGTATTCCTTAAAAAGATTGGTAAGTATGTAAAACCTGCTGCAGGATTCACTGTAGTTGCTACTGCTAACACCAAGGGTAAAGGTTCTGAGGATGGTAGATTCGTAGGTACTAACGTACTCAACGAAGCATTCCTTGAGAGATTCCCTGTTACCTTTGAGCAGAACTATCCTCATCCACAGACAGAGCAGAAGATGCTTGACCTATTGTCTGATGACAAAGAGTTCAACAAGAGACTTTGTGACTGGGCAGACATCATCCGTAAGACATTCTTTGATGGTGGTATTGATGAGGTCATCTCAACACGTAGACTTGTACACATCATCCAAGCATTCCAAATCTTCGGCAACCGTGCTAAAGCAATTACTAGTTGTATCAGCAGATTTGACGATGAGACAAAGCAAGCGTTTCAAGAACTTTACGATAAGGTTGACGCAGACGTAGACTTTGAGGTACAATAGTGTCATACTGGTTACTATACGATGTTCTTAAGGAGGAAGGTTTACTGGAACAATACGGATTCGATTCATTAGGGGACGACATCCCCTACTTGGATGCCTATCTCAAAGATAGAGAGATTACAGGCAACATTGAAATTAATTCAGAAATACCCACGTTCAAATTTAACGAGGATGTAGTTCTTGAATTAGTTAAAGATTACATTAGTGAGACTTACACTAAACATTATGTGAGTAAGGATTCATTCCAAACTCTCGATTTCATAGCAGCACTCGGTGATGCTCAAGCATTCTGCAGAGGTAATGCTATGAAATACTTAAGTCGTTATGACAAGAAGGGAACACCTACACTTGACATAAAGAAAGCAATGCACTATTGTGTATTATTATATAACTTCTACACTATGGAGGAAGCAAGTAAATGAAACTTTCTAAAGGAACACTTGACATACTGAAGAACTTTTCCAATATTAATCAATCAATCTGTTTCAAAGAAGGTACAGAGTTATCAACTCTATCCATACAAAAGAACATATTGTCACGTGCAAATGTTGAAGAGAAGTTTCCCAAGGATTTTGCAATATATGATTTGAGTGAGTTCTTATCTGGACTTACCTTATTCAATAACCCAGAGTTTGTTTTTGAGAATGACAATTTCGTTTTAATCAAAGACGACAAAACAGTATCAAGATATTTCTTTGCTGACCCATCTACTATTATAACTCCACCAGAGAAGAGAGTAGATTTGCCAAGCAAAGATGTATTCTTCACTGTCGCATGGTCTGACTTATCAAACATTATTAAAGCAGCATCAATCTATCAGATTGCTGACCTTGCAGTTGTTGGTGATGGTTCAGAAATAAAACTTCTTGTCAGTGATAAGAAAAACAAAACGTCAAACAGTTATGCTGTTAGAGTTGGTTCAACTGATGCTAAGTTTAACTTCAACTTCAAAGTAGAAAACTTAAAACTACTCCCTGCTGATTATGAAGTAACCATTAGTAGACAGAATGCATCATTGTTCAGAGATGCAAATAAAGATTTAGAATATCTTATTGCACTAGAACCAGATTCACGCTATGATGGGTAATATACTCTTGTGCTATGAATATCTTTGTTACTGACCCTGACCCCACTACCTCAGCACAATGCTTGCCTGATAAGCACATTGTCAAGATGCCTCTAGAGACATGTCAAATGTTATCTATTGTTGCATCAGAGAAGTGGGGTCATGGTTTTGGCACATTACCCAAACTTGATGGCACTCCATACAAAACAGACAAGGGTGCATTTCGTAATCATCCTTGCACTATCTGGGCACAGACTAACTTCTATTGGTTAATAGAACATGGTCTTGCATTGTGTGCAGAATATACACACAGGTACAACAAGGTTCATAGTTGTCAACATACTATTGAGTGTGCTGATATTATGTTTCCATCTTGCCCACCACCCACATCCTTTACAAGAGCAATGCCTGATGAGTATAAACATGACACAAGCATTGACACTTTTACTGCTTACAAAAATTACATTAGCAGCAA